CGCAACCGCTTCGTTATACAATGCCCATAGCGTTGCCGTTAAACCACCCGCAACCACAACCCCAAATGGTCCTAATTGTCCAACGGTCGTACCAAATATTTGCGCCACAAAAATCGGTATTTGTTGGGCCAATAAATCAGCCGCAATTTTTAAACCCGCTTTGCCAAAATCCCCGAGGGTTGCCGTACCCGTGGCGGCCAATGCGCCAAATTGTTCAATGGCACGCCCCGCAAACTCTTCTAATACGGCGGTACGGAAACCATACGTTTGCTCGTCTACGTCGGCCAATGCTTTTGTTTTTTCCGCTACGTCTTGTTGTGCTTTTGCGTACGCCTCTGTGTCCGTAATTAACGTGCGGTTTAACGCTCTTTGCGCTTGGGCTAAATCATTTTCCGCGGCCAATATTTTTGTTTGCTTATCTTTTGCCGTTGCAATTATGGGCGCGCTTTGTTGTTTGGCTATTTCGTTTAATGCTTGTTCACCTGAGCGCTTTAAATTAGCCAAAACCGAATTAAAATTGTTTTCCGCGTCGCCCTCTTGTTCGCGTCGTGCGTCTGCTATTGAGCCTAACTTTTGTTGGAACTCGTCGAATGAAATCTCTCGTTTTGCTAACGACGTTTCTAGGTCCGTTTCCTCTTGGTTTAACTCAGCCAAACGGGCCGCGCGGGCTTGCTCTGCTTGCTCACGTTCCGCCTGTGTCTTATCATTCAAAAACGCGCCTATTAACGCACGTTGGGCCGCGTACGCCGCTACGTTTGCTAACGTGGAATTTTGCAAAGTAACGTCCGAGGCGTCCACATACGCCGCTAACCTTTGTTCCGCACTTAATAACAAACCATTGTTGGCGTCTAACTGCTTTTGTAATGCCTCCGCGGCTTTGTCCGCGCCCGCAATTTGTGCGCTTACTAATTGGTCGTTAATAAAACGTCCTTTGGCGCGTAACGTCTCTATGTAATCGTCCCCATTTTTCTTGGCTTCGTCGTACTGAGTCTGCGTTAATGCGCCCGTGTTTGGAATTGCGGTTGCAATTGCGGTTGTGTTTTGTTTAATATCCGCCGCAATAATGTCGGACAACTCTTTGTATTGTTTTTCGGCCTCTGCTATTGCTTGTTTTCGCGCCTCGGCCTCTGTTTTTAATTGCTCTTTTAACTGAGCGTCCGCCAATTTGTTTACGGCGTCGCGGTTTTTTAGGAACGTGTCAACGTAAAATTTTTGGATATTTACGTCGGTTTCTGTGTCCCCCTGTGGTTTAATTTTTACGGGTAAATCTAGGAACTCAGTCGTTTTACTTTTTTGAAATTGCTCATTTAAAAATTCGTTTAATTTATTTGAGTCATTTAATAAGCGTTTTTGATATTCTGAGCTCTCTCTTTTTTGTTGGTCTGTAAACTTGGCAAATTCAGACTCACGGGAAACCTCCAAACGCGCCGCAAATTGGTCGTACGCATTTTTGCGTTTCTGAAATTCGGTTATGGTTTTTTCGGTTTTGCCCTTTTCTTTTTCCTCTGTGTCGTCGTCCCCGCCCGGCGGTGGTTTTACCTCTGTGGTATCTTGTATAATAAAATCGTTTAATACCTTTTGTTTATTTGCGGCGTTTGTCGAACTACCCGCCAACTTGTCCAATGCGTTTGCCATTTTAGCGGCTTGGGCTTCTTGGTCTTTTTGCGCTTGTAAATATTTACCCGCGGTTTCTTGGCCCTCTTTGTACGCACTTGATATTCTGTTAATGCTATTGGCCACTACATTATATGCGCCCGAAAAATCGGCCCTTGATATTGCGCCAAAAAATTCGTTTACTAAATTTCCAACCTCATTTAATGCGGAAACAATACCACCAATTGCCATTTTAACGACGTCAATATATGAGCCGATATTTGCAAAGAAACTACTAACCCCCGCGGCGGCGTTTCTCAAAATTGTAATAACGCCTTGGACGGCTCCAAAACTTAAAACCCATTCCCCTATTTTACTCACAATGCCCGTAACCCAACCTATTGCGGCCTTGACGGGTTCAATTAAATACGTCGTAATGATATTGGCGCCAAAATCAAAAATGGCGTTTGCAACGTTTTTAATTATTTCCCACACGGAATTTAACGCCCCTTGGAACCCTTGCCAAACGTTGCCCGATAAATTGACAATGCTTGTCATTTCATTCCAAAATCCAATTAAATCGTTTACCGTTGCAATGACTGCGTTAAACGCCCCCTCTATGCTTTGAATTATGCCTTGGAAAAAATCCACGGCGCTCGTAACCGCGCCAATTACTGTTTCTAGTATTCCACTTTGTTTAATCCACTCGGCAACCTTTGTAATTACTGAGCCAATAACCTCGGCTAAAAAACGCACGGGCGTTAATACAAATGATATTGCGCCACTGAGCGCCCCGCTTATTAAATCCGCTACAAATCTAATGGCATCACCAACCCCGTTTAACACGCTTTGGAATATACCCATAAAATCCAATGCTTGCCCGCCCTTGTCACCAAACCCGAGCGCGTCACCAATGATTTTTCCAACCTCTGAAAACGCGTCTATAATCGGTTGTACGGCGTTTAATATCCCGTCGAATACGGATATAAAAACATTGTAACCAATGGTAACGGTTTCCACTACCAAGTTAATTGCGTTCGATATTCCTGAAATTATGCCCCCGCCTATGAGCGCCAACACGGGACCAACAACGGACCAAATGCGTTGGAACGTTCCGCCAACCGCGTCAAATAAACGGCTCATACTTGGGCCGACGGCCTCCCCAATCATGCCAAAAACTTGTTGGATACCTTGGTAAAATGAAATAGCAAAATTATCAATGTTAGATTTTACGCGCGCCAATGTTTCCGCAAACGTTGCCATATTTATTTTGGCTTGTTCTGTGGCGGTTTGGGTTCCTGTTACGTTCGCCGTGAGCGCATCCATACCTGAGCCCGTGGCGTTTAACGCGCCTTTAATCAATATCGACGCCGCCGCACTATCAGTACCAAACAACTTGGTTGTTAACGCCGCGTCGCTTTGTATCTTTTGTAACTCGCGTAAACGCTCTGAGAATGTTATGGACGTGTCTCCGAGCTTGTTAATATCAACGCCCGCCTTTTCCAATTCCTTTGCGGTGTCCTTGGGTAAAAATCGGCCCTCCCCTAATTTGTTTAATACGTTACGCAATGACGTCCCCGCCTCGGCTCCAACCTTACCGCCCGCCGCTAATATCTGTATTGCGCTGTTTGTTTCCTCAAATGAAACTTTTGATTTGGACGCCGCCACCCCCGCCACATTAATAGCGGCCGCAACCTCAGGAACCTCCGACGCTCCAAACTTTGCGCCCGCGGCTAATGTATTCATTGCAACCGCCATTGCGTCCGCGGCGTTTTTGGGGTCCTGTAAATCCACGCCAAATTGTAGCAAGGCACCCGTTAACGCCTCGGTTGCGGCGCCCGGCGTGTCCCCTGTGGCTTTGGACAATGTATTAACGGACTCAGCCATACTATTAAGGGCCTCGGGGCTCTTTGCAATGTCGGGACCGAGCTTTGAAAGGATAGTTTTAAACGCATCAATATTGGCGCTCGCGTCCGTTCCAAACTTAGACGCCATTATTTGCGCTTTTTGGCCCAAATCGTCTAACCCCGCGCCACTTACCCCCGTTATCGAACTCAATGACGCTAACTGCGTCTCGAACTCTTTGCCCTTGTCTATGGCATAGGCCACGCCCGCCCCAACGGCCGCTATGCCCGCGGTAATACCACCGCCCGCCAATACGCCCGTTAATGAGCCCAAACCGGGCACCAACCCCGTTACACCACCCGCTAAACTTTGAAAGGAACCACCCAAATTACCAAGGCCACCACTGAGCCCCGGTATCTTGTCTGTTAAACCTGAGAACATGCCCCCGATTTTTCCCGTCGCGGCGTTGCCCCCGTCACCTATCCCCGCTAATGAGGCGTCCACTTTTTTGGCGGCGTCGTCAATTTTCGCCACTTCTTGTTGCGCTTTTTTAACGCTATCCTCTATGGCTTTGTAGGCCTTTGTCCCCGCTTCGCCATTTAATTGCATTGCGGCCAACGCGCGTTTATTTTCCTCAATAAACCCCTGTAACTCGCGTTTACTGTTTTGGACCCCGCCCGCGCCTTTGCTCATGTTATTTACAAGCGCGTCGCCTAACCGTTTTGCGTCTTGTTCTAACTTGGTAATAACTTGTTGTGTTTGCGCGCTTGCATTTTGCAGACCCGCAAATAATTCGCGGGTGTCTATGCCAAAACTAATTTGTGCGTCGGCCATTTATTTGCTCTTGTTTGTTAGTTTATTATGGGTCATATTCATTGCTATAATTTGCCAAACCTCATAACGCGGGGTGTCATACCACAACGCCGTAAACGCCTCGGGTTTTGCCATTGCGCCCCAAGTGTATACGGTCCATTTTTCCGTAAACGTGTCGTCCAAATAATCTAACGGGCTGTCCCCGTCGTCCTGTAAATATTCCGTTTCGTCGGGGTCGTTAAATACCACGAACTCACTACGGTAATACTCAACCAATACGCACTCGCTTGCATACTGTGTCACGAAAAAACTTTAACGCGTCCAATATACCGTCCAAATCCTGAGCCGCCCAAAACTCGCTATTTGTTTCACTTTGCAGACCAACCAATAATTGTGCGTTGGTTATTTTTTTCGTGTCAACAACGGTTTTAACAAACTCAAAAATTAACGGTATTGTTGTCGTGTCTATATTGATAACCTCAAATAAATTTGCACGAACTTTTAAATACGCGTCTTTTACAATTTCTTGGAAACGAAAGTCATTCATAATATCGGCGAACGCGTCCGCGCCATTTTGTAAATTGATTTTTTCGGACAAATGCGGAACCGCGTAAACCTTGTTTAATATCTCTTGTTCCGCCGCCGTTTGCGCCCCTTTGCTCTGAGCCAATTCCAATAACATTGGTGTAATTTTTTCATACAATGCGGGCGTTAAAATTTGGTATAATGGCGCGTCAACTGCTTGGCCGTCTACGTAAAATTTCATATTGTTACAACTCCAAAAATATATATACAATTGGGGCGCCCTAATGACGCCCCGTGTTTAATCTAAATTATTTATCGCATGTAATCCAAACCTCTTTATACCCCACGTCCTGTGGAATAGTCACGGTAATTGGAGCGCTCACGAATAACGTATTAAAACATGCGGCGGGGACTGTTACCACCACGTCATTATTAACAACCTCACCCGCTACCTTTGGCTTGGTATATTTACCGCTTTCCATGTCAAATGAGCCCGCATCTTGCGCCAATTTGCAGAGCATTAAAACAACCTTACGTTTTGTTTGTCCCGTACCACTAGAAACCAATTTACCGCCGTAAATAATTTGTCCTAGTGTTTGGCTGTTTGCGGTTGCCGAATTGAATTTAACGCCGTCCTCATATTCGCCCGCATCACTCGCGGCCTGTGTTACGGGTGCGTATAATTCAAGAAACGTTGTCATTTCCGGCGTGTCGTCGTTTTGGTCCAATGTGAAAGACGTACGGGAAACGCTTGTTTTAATCTTTTTGTTTAATGCGATTTGAACCGTAGTGGACCATGTCCCCGTAGTTTCGTCCGCTGTAAAAAATACGGAATAATTTCCGCCTCCAATAACTGCCATTGTATAACCTCTTATGTTTTGTTGTTGTGTAAATATCCAAATGTTTTTACCAAGTAATCCCAATTGCGAGCGCATTTGTTACGTGTGTATTCCCGTACAAGTAACTTTGCGTTGCGCTCTGCTTTTTGTTTTTGCACCTCGGGGCCTTGGTTGTACCCCAAATGAAATAACATTATTTCGCTATCAGCAAACACGCCTAAATCGTACGCGCTTTTATCTAGTGTTTCATGGCAAATCCCGTCCCATTTAAGCCCCGCGCTTTTGCGGTGTAAACGCATGTTTGCATTTATGTAACGTTCCGCGCGTCCGCTTTTGTTTACCCCGTCCATGATACCATAAACGGAAACATACGAGGCGGGGGCGTCGGTTTCGTTTAACGCCTCTAAAAACGCCCATAAATCCCCGTGGGGCGTCGTTAGGCGTTCGTCCGCGTCAACATGCAATATCCACTCACCACGGGCGTACGTGTCAACTGTATTACGCAAATATGCGAAATCAAATTGTTCTGAAAAATCATTGTAACGCCATACCAAACCCGTCAATAATTCAGTGTCCCCAACCACGTTTAATACGGGTTCCGTAACCGCGTCGGTTTGCTCCGTCCTGAGCGCCACAATTTGTACTTTATGTTTGGCGGTGGTTTTCGGTAATGCCATACGCCACGCCATTAAATCGTCGTCGTTAGTGTATAGTACGCATATGCTCAAATACATTTAATTGCTCCGTATGTATTTTGTTCTGAATACCATAATACTCAGACCCTTTGTATTGTCTTCATTGTATTGTAACGCCTGTGAACTAACGTAATGTAATGGGGCGAATTCGGCGGCCTCATAATCGGAAACATACGACGGTAAAACGACGTTATGCAATTTGTATTCCACTTGTTCGCAAATGTTTGCGAGCGCGTCCCGTACATTGTGTTTATTTGTGGCGCTCTTTTTAACCTGAGCCCCTACCAATAAATATATTTCCAATTGTCCCATGTTTACCATTGCGCTGTTATCTTCTAACGGCTCCAATTCCCGTGAGTCTTCGCAATGTAAAATGCCAACGTAATTAAATTGCAAGGTGTCCCATTTATCTACGGTAATGACGTCGTAAACCCGCACGCCTTGTAATTCTCTGAGCAAATCAGTTACGCCGTTTAACGCTTTTGTTTCTCTAGCCATTTCATTATTTCCAATGTTATTTGGTATTTCACGGCGTTTGTAAATTTTTCTTTTGTGGTTTTGTCGAATTGTTCCAACGCGGGTAATAAATACGGGCGTTTTGGTATGTTTACTTTTAATCCTTTGCCCGCACGTCCGCCGTATTCATGTATCGCGGCGTATGGTAATGCGGAACCATAAATAACGTCAAATCCAAACGCGCTTGTTTTAATATCAAATATATTATTTGCATCATTACGGCGCAATGATTTGAACAACGCGCCCGTAATGCGTCGCAATTTGTCCCCCGTGTTTCGCGTGCGCTTGTCGGCCTTTGTGGCGTAAACCATATTGGCGCCTGCGAGCGCTTGTAACTCGTCGGCATATTGGTACGCAAAATCATTGTATAACGGTTGTAATTGCGCTTGTAACTGAGCAACATTAAACAGAGCCATTAAACCGCCGGAATAACAAATTTTCGGAAATGCTTTTGCCAATTTATATTTTCTTTTAATGCTTGGGAAACGTTGGCTCCGTTGCCCCCGCTGTTTACACTACTGAGCCCAAACCAATTACCGCCGTCGGGTGACTGCTTGTAAGTTAACGCCACCATTTCCGTAATGCCTTGCAATATTGCGTACGGCATTGTGGCGTCGGTATAACCCGTTTGTAATGTGGCTTTAAATTGCCCGTTTGTCTTATTCCTGAAAATAAGATAACACGCAAAATCCTCTGTTTGGAACGCATAATCTACGGACGGAAACGCCGCGTACGTTGCAAATTCATTTTCACGCCATTCGAGAGCCGTAACGGTAGTGTTTGCATAGTATGGGATATATTTCCACACGTGGTTACTTTCGAGCCCGTGACGGCCCGCGTTGGCGTAAAATTGATATGTTTTGTTTACTTGTCTTAGCGGTTGCCCACAAAATTGCTCGGCAATTGTATAACACGTCGTAAACAAATCGTCAAACCATGAATACAAGGCGGTTTCCTCAGCGGTCGGGTCACCGCTAACCTCTAAATTTAAAAACTTTGTAAACGCTGTAAATTGTCGTGGGTACGCGCTTGTATATGGCATGGTTTTATTTTTTCTTTGTTATTGTTTTTGCGGGCTTTGGTTCCGCTTTTGTTTCTGTTTCAATTTCTTTGCAAACGCCTTGGGAATATAGGCGGGCGTACTCTTCGTCGTTAAACTGAGAATATTGGCCCGCCCGTAATCCGTACGCGTCAACTAACATTATTACGTTAATCATTACGCGTTCCTAATTAGGTTGCACTTGTTTTCAATACGCCAATTGCCGTTGGTGCGGGGAACGCAATACCAATGCGCTCGACAACCTCGATACCTTTTTGATGCGTTCCGCCCAATCCGGTTGCGCCGAAATATTCTTTGTACTCGTTAACCATAATATCCTCACGAATACCAAGAATTGAGAACTGTGCAAAATCAGCATATAACGCACAACCTTTGTTCGCGGCGCTTGTTGGGAACAATGAGTCGGGGACAACGTGCATAGGGCGGCCAAATGGCGTTACGTATGTGTTACCCTCCAATGCTGTTAGGCCAATTGCGGGAATATCCATAGGCTGTAATTGGTTCCATATTGGGCGGTCTTGTTGGTCCATTTCTTTAATGATGTGACCAAATACGCTTTGCGGAACAACAAACACGCCGTTTGCGCCAACTGTGGAATTTAGGGACAAACGCAAGTTAATAAGGTCGGTCCATGAAATTGCGGAAAACCCTGTTTTACCACTGTTAGACGCGCCACCCAAATATGTTACGGTTGAACCTGAAATGTTCAATGCGCCTGTGAAATTTGGAGCGGTCCCATTACCGTTAAAAAATTGTTCGTCCTCTTTGCCCGCAATGGCACGGCCCAAACCGTTCGTTACATAATCCAAAAACGCGGGGGTTGCATCCTCTAATTGTTCAATTGAAAGGATAGCACCGCCAACAACTTTTTGGCTTTGCAATGTGGTTTGCGTAAAAAAGTTTGCGGAGTCTGTTACTGTTAAACCTGAGCCCTCGGCTACAACGGCCGCGGTGAAATTACCACTTGACGCCAAATACTCTTTGTTACCTCTCATTGGGTAAATCTTAGCAAGGGCACGAGCGTAACCAAAACGGTCCGCAAAATTCATGATTTCCTCAACCCAAAACGCGGGTACAACCGCGCCACCTTGGGCCGCCGTTCCTGTGTTGAAATTTGCACGGGTAACGTATTTGTTGTTTGCATCACGCGCAATTGACTCAGCGCCCGCGTGGTCGCCTTTGTGCTTTGCGTTAATGTAATCAGAAATAACGCGTGCTTGGTCGCGGCGTGCGTCGTGGTCTGCTTTAATCTTAACAAATCCCGTTACGTGTGTTGGGTTTGCATTACGCAAAATGTCTTGCGCCTTTTCGTTTGCTTTTGTTTCCACAACCATTTTCAATTGGTCGGGTGTAATTACAATATTTTCCATTTTTATTTACTCTATTAAATAAGGTTTAACAACTCGTTATCAGTTAATTTTTTTGCGGGTTTAATTTCAAATCCGCGGTCCTGAGCAATTGCGTTGGAAATTTTTTTGTTTCCCTCGCTAATCATTTGGAGCCCCTCTGTTATCATGCCATACGTTGTGGCGCTAATCTTTTTACCCGCTCTGTTTTGATACGACGCCGCTACGGGTGCGGGTTCGTTTTCCGTTGGCATTGGTTCCGCTGTTACGGGTTCCACAACCTCGGGGGCAACCTCGGGGGCGTCGCCATTTAATACGGCTAACATTGCATCACCCGCCGCCATTGCGCCCGCCTCAGCGGCTTTAATTGCGTCGGCCTCTGCTATGCCCAACTCGTCACGTAAAAACGTCGTGGCGGCCTCAATGAGCACGGGCATAAATTGCTCACTTAACGCCGTTGTTTGTTCCGGTGTCAACATTCTATTTACCTTTTTGGCTTTGTTAAATATGGTTTCTAATTTGCGTTCTGTGTTTGCTTTGTTTACGCTACGTTCCAAACGCTTTTTAAGTAGTGCTTGTCTATTGGCGGGAATACTAACAATAGAAAATTCCACTAACTCAGATTTGGTATAAAACGTAACCGTTTCACCGTCTACGTTTTTTTCCTCCCATTCCGTTGGAATGATACCAACGCTCACGGCGTTTACATATCCGTTACGTACCAAGTCCGCGACCTCACACGCTTCGTCCGTAATTCTATGTATTTGTAGTGTGGCCTCTAAATTTTCGCCATTCATAGCGAACCCCAAACACTTACCAATTGGCCACTCGTCGGCCTCATGCTGTGCCAACACAATTGGGTTATTTAGGTACGCCGTATAATCAATTCCACTTGGAACAATTACCGTTCCGTATCTATCAATTTCCGGCGTGGAAACTACAAATGTGTATATGTCCTGTGGGGCCTCTTTGCCCTCATGTTCGTTACCCTCGTACCCCTCATAACCGCGGGGTTCAAGTCGGTACGCTCGTTTAATTATTTCCATGTTATTGCGCTCTTTTTTTAGGTGTGTATGTTATCGTTTTACGGGGAACAATTGACAACGGCAATTTACGGCGCCCGACGCGGGCAACCCGTCCCCTAACGGTCGGTCTGTTTCAATATATCCCACTATTTGCTCGGTCGTGGTTCCGTCCGTATTTTTCGTTATTCTAATTTCAGGAACCAAAAACGTACCCATTGCCCCAACCTCTTTGCCCTCCATTAATTGGTGGCTTGGTCGTACTCTATTGTCTTGTTCTGTTAGCCATATATACGAATAACCCAAACGCTTATACGTGTGCATTTGGGAACCACTCGTAACCGACGCGCTCACAGTATTTGCAATTGCGCGCAATCTACTCTCAGAATAAACGTTTTTGAAACGGTCGGTAATAATTGCCAATAACTGCGTTTTATCTTTTTGCGCATTGTTTGCAATTACGTTAGTTACGTCCTCTTTTAATACGTTAAAACTATCCGCAATTTTATCGGCGTTTTGTTTTGCAAAATTCCTGAGCGTTTGGCCGTACGGTCCGTCCAATGGTATTGCGTTACCCTCTAAATTTATGGCGACGTTTTCCGCCACTCTTTGAACCGCGTCGTTACATGCCCTCTCTATGCGCTCACTTGTTTCATTTGGAACGGTTACGCCAAACATATTATATTGACCCGCCTCAATATTCAAAATCATTTCTTTGCGTAAATCATTTATTGCGGTTTTCACAACCGCCTCTATGGCTATTTGGTTTTCCGTTGTTAACCCGTCGTAATTGCGCCAAAATTCAGCGCGGGCCTCATTGGTATTATACGGGAAACTTCGACGCGCCACGGGCAATTGTGGGGCGTTTGCGGTAATTTGTGCCGGCTGTGCGCTTGTTACTGTTTGCAATGGCGTTAAACCGTTTGCAATTAACGGAATATCCCCGCCCGCAATCGTGTCGTATCCACGGTCCGCACGCGCCTCGTTAATTGTCTTGATACCCCAACGCAATTGGAATTCCTCTTGCTTTAAATCGGCGTCCAAATCTTTGTAAACGTACGGCTCGGGCTCTATTAAAACGTCGTCCTCAAATCGTCTAAAATGGCGCGTTAATTCCTCTGCTATGTATAACGCCTCGGGGTCTATTGTGTTTTGTCTAAATATCTGAAATTGAACCTCTGCGGTTGCGCGGTTTTGAAATTCCCCTGTTAACATGCCCGGGGGCACGCCGAAAACCTGAGCAATTTGTGAACGTGTGTCGGCGCTCACGGCGTCGTAACTTATGGCAAGTTCACCCTTTGGCGGTAAGTTTAGTTTCATTCCCCCGTGTAACAACGCACGCAATTTGTATTTTGGTAGGGCTTCATTCCAACCGTTTTTAATCCGTTCCCATGTTTCTTGGTCCACGGTGTCGGGGTGCTCTGCAATCAATGGCGGAACGGTATTATTTTCAAATAACCGTTGTAAATACGCACTAACCTCTCTATCTATATTCGCATATTCCAACGCCGCGGTTACTAACCCAACGCCTAACATATTCATTCCCACAATTTCCTCCGGGCGTGCGGCGGGGTGAATACGGGCCAAATGGACCATTTCACGCTCGGGAATATGTATGTTTCCGTCCTGAGCGCTTTGGTATATGTAACCGTCAACAAATTTCTCAGAGCCCTTAATGATGCGTACGCGCGTCGGGTTTAATACCCACATTTGGAGCGGAACATGATAACCGTTTGTTGGCGTCCAAATAAACGCGTTACCGTTAATAGATAACCAATTTTCAATATAACTGTAAATCTGAGAGCGCACAAAATACGGGTTTGGGTTTGCTAACAAACGTGACGCCCAATGGTCCGCGCCCAATTCTGAGCGGTCAAAATTTTGCTCTTTGAACGTATTAAATTTAATTGCACTGAGAGCGTTGGCCCTATGCTGTAAACATGCAAAGACGGTGCCCCGTAACGACGCCTCGGTTTCATTACCCGCGCTCACGGAACCAATGTTACGTTGGCTACCCATACGGTCGTATGGTAACAAACCGCGTTTTTGGCTTGGTAAAACCGCGTCTGCAATCCTTTGTCTAATGTCGTCCAATATACTCATGTAAAAACGCCCGGTGTCTTTTTAATAGATGCAAACGCGTAACCCAATGCGTCCACGTAATCGTCGTGTTTGTCCTGTGCGGTGCCCGTAAAACTTAGTAATTCCTCTGTAAACTCAGGTGGTAACGTTCCATAATGGAATACCTCACGGCGTTCGTAACGCGCCTCCACGGGCTGAAATCGTATAACTTTATCACGGTCCGCCCTCATTCCAACCACGTTTAACGTTGTGTTTCGTTTCAATTCTTGGACCAACCACGCCTGCGCTTGGTTGTTCTCTATTGCAATAACCTTGGGGTTCCATTTGTTTGCGTATTCGATAACCTTTGCCCCAATGTTTACAAACGTCATGCGGTCGCGGAACGCGTCAACAACAACCACCTCTTTGTCCTCTGTTAACCCAATAACCACCAACGCCGTATAATCCGCCGTTTCTTTTTGACTAATTGCCAAATCCACGCCCATGTAAAATGTAACGGGCTTTTTTGTGTTGTCAATTTTGAGCCACTCGCGTTTAATCTTTGCGGCCCCTCGGTCCACGTACTCAGCTAAATACTCTTGGGCAAAAACAACGCTTGGCAATATGAGCCGTTGGCGTTCAATTTCCGCATGTTTCATGCGGGGGTTGTCGTATGTGGTATAATGAAACGACGCCCAATCACCATATAAATTACTAAAATTGTCCAACTCAGAAAAATGGTTTTTACCATTTGGCGTGGAAAAAAAATAACCGTCGCCCTCATAATCTGTGAGCATAGGGCTTAAAACCTCTTCCCATGCGTTTTGAGCGTTTTCACAGTACGCCCATTCGTCGCAAATCATGCGGTGAAATGCGTTCCCTCTGAGCCCGTCCGCACGCCATATACCCGTTAACGTGAGCGTGGACCCGTTCAATGTTATTTCCCCCCATTTGATTGTGGCGCCTAACGGGGTAAACAGTTTAACGGCCTCTTTGTAACGCCCTTGTAATTCTTTGTAACTTGGGGTCGTGTATAGTACATTGGTGCCCGGCTCTTGTAACATTTTTTCGATAGCAAGGGCAAATGCTAAGTAACTCTTACCAAATCGGCGCCCGCTCCGTACAACGTTAAAACGTTTGCGGTTGTTTACTATTTCCAATTGTTTAGCGTGTGGCTCTGCTATTACGCGTTTCACTTGTCGGCCTCATTATTACCGCCCCATACAAATACCATTTTATTGGCGTTTGTATTATCACGGGTTTGTCCTGAGAGCCGCGCCGCTTCGTCTTCGTTCGCTATCAATTTCATTAACGCCACTTGTAATGTTGGGTTGTCCGATTTGTACCACTTTTGGCGCATGTTCGCCTTCATGGACACGCGGTTTTTTTCCAATGCGCTTTTTATACTATCGTTATCGTCGCAACCTTGGGGAAACATTCGGTAAAATGTAGCGCGGTCACATGGCAATAACGCCACAATATCCTCAATAAATATGAGGCCGTGTTTCTCTATTAAATCATGTGTTTGTTTTAATATTTTCTTTTTATCGTAAGCCATTACAGACCCAATAGATTAAATACGGCTTGCTCGGGCGTGCCCGCTATTTTGGACAAAGCACGTTTAACCCGCGCGTAATCGTCCGCCGTATATTCTAACTTTATTACGTGGCTTTGTTCGCCCTCTGCTTGTTCCGCGTCCCCTTGGGCGTCTAACGGCTCAAATACGGGTAAATCTAACCCCCACGCCTCCAATTGTATTTCGTCCCACTCGTTAGCCAATTGCTCATGGTCCCAATCCCCATAACTAACGTTGTCTTTTACCAAAAATTCGGCGCATTGTTCGGGTGTCCAATCGTCGGCCAATATCACGGGTAACTCAGTTAGGCCCAATTCCTTTGCGGCCTTTAACCTCATGTTCCCACCCAAAACCATATACGTTCCGTCATGGTCACTAATGACAATGAGCGGGCGTTTGTTTAGCATGTCCGGGAACGCTTGCAAACTTGTTTTTAGTTTGGCGTATTTGTCCCGTGAAATCGTGCGCGGGTTATTTGGGTTTGGTTTTATCTTTTTAATTGGAACCCTCATTGCCTTGCACCCCAAATGCCTAACAATACCCCAACGGCAAATATTGCGGGTCCCCACGTCCACGCGTTGTTATTCTCTACGGGAACGGGAATTGTTATTGTTTGCACTGAGTCGGGGCGGGGCCTGAATACCAAACTAAAATTGGCTTTGCCCTTATTATATGCAAATGCCATATTTACGGTGTCCTTTGTGGTTGTTATCACGCTATCCGCCTGAGCAATAAACGACGTGTCCCCGCATGGAATATTCACGGGCCGTTCAATAAAATACGTTGTGTCTTTATGTTTAACCATTACCGATTTTACGCGTACGGTGTCCCGTACGGTAACGGGGCGTGTTATTACGGCCGTAACTGTGTCCCGTGTATGTTTCGTGCCCTGTGGGGCATTACAACCGCGTCCAAGGTGAACGCCTAACAATAGACACAAACCCCCAACCATTATGAGCGTAATGCCATAGATATTTAGTTTCATTCCACAACCCCGTTATTAATCCACATATTGCGTACCGCTCCGTCCGCTTGGACAATTGCAAAACCATGGTTACTATTACTATGCGGCATATAACCTTGACGTAACTTGCATAAACAACCCGTGGTGTATGTTTTAATGTATTTACCGCCCAATCCCCGCCCATGTGAAAAACTTGTGCGGTGAACGTGTCCCATTACGGTTGTTTCCAATGTTTTGAGCATTAACGCGCGTGCGGGGTTAACGCCCCCACCCACTTTAACCTCGTGCCCATGAATTATATGGGTGTCCGCCACTCTCATAAATTGCGACGTTTCCGCAAACTCTATGCCAACGTCCGTTAAATTTAATAACTTTGTCCAATCTACAAGCCCCGCCATTTCCTGAGCATTTGTCATTAAATACGCTTCTAGTCTGTCCTCATGGTTGCCCGCTTTGAATATAATACGGGCGCTCGGGAAATCAGCGCGTAAACCACGTAAAAACGGCTTCACCATTTCGAGCTCGTCAAAAAACTTTGGCATATTTGGGTTTTTGGGGTGTCTTGATATACGGGCTCCGTCCAATATATCCCCATTTAAAACTATGTTTTCCACTTGTTCCGAGCGTGCATATTGGACCGCCGCTATTACCGCCTGTTTATCATGTATTCCGAAATGAATATCAGATAACACGGCGGTTTTCCCCTCTAATTTAATAGGGGGCGCAACCTCGTCGCGTCCGTCGGGCATTTCCGCCAAATAATCAGGAACGGCCGTATATGCC